TACTGCGCTAATCGACGTACGGTACTCGTCAGCCGCTAGGCCGGTGTACGTGGCGTCAAGCAGCCCATCGGCTACAACACCTTCAATGTCTAAGATCGTGCCCACTGGGACCGCGCTAACCGTGATCGTTTCACCCGAAACGAAGCCAATCGTCTCACGGGTGATGATCAGACGCGAACCGCTGATGGCGATTACTTTGCCGGTTGACAACGACGTCACACCTGTCACCGTATCGCCGACAATGACAGTGCCTGTCAACGAACAGCTGAGTACGTTATAGACCGCGTCTGACGGATTAGCGTGACCGTCAAAACGCTCGTATCCTTCAATACGCGAATAGCCGCCAGCGATAGAACACTCAAAGTTAGCAGACCGACGAAGCACGCCCGGGGGCAGCGACAAAGTCGGTGTGACTTGATCTAGCCCGCCTGCGAGCCTGATCAGGTCATACGAAACTTGAGGAGTGGCTAAGGGCATGCTTAGGCTAACGGTGGACCGCTGATTAGCGTCGGCAGCTGATCAATGTCAATCCGATTCATCAGCCGTTTAAATTCCAATTCACCGCGTTGATAGACTTCTGACGCGGCTTCAAATCCTGCGTAGTACATCATCGCCCGATACACGATTGCCATGTGGAACCGGTCCTGAAAACCAATCGCTGGCGCGTCAGTGTCCGTTACAAACTCAACCGGCTTGACGTAGTACTCACCGCTGATCACGTAAGGCTGATCGGGAATAGAGCCAAAGCCGAGGTTTTTGTCGGGCGCAGTAATAGAAACAACCACCGGCCGTGTGTACGTTGTTCGCATGTTTGCGTATTGGTACAAATTACGGAAAGTGTTGTACTCCATGTAGTTCATTAACTGCTCGTCTTTAAACGACTGGCCAACCGATGAGCAGCGGAAGCTGTCACGTTTCCAGTTCGCAAAGGTAGCAGCCACGCCGACCTCAGTCGGCGTGTAGATTTGCTGCTGCGTGACCGTATTAAACTGCAACGGTTCACGCATCCATTGCCAGTCTTCCTTCGCTGTCTGGATATCCGTCCACGCGCTGTTGACCCAACTAGCGATTCGTGAAGCTTCGCCGGTTAAGTTTAATACGGTGTTTAGGGGCGAGTTAGCCCCCGAGACTCCGCACTCGATACGTGTTCGGTTAACCAGTTGAAGGTAGTTCATGGTTATGCAGGCTCAGCAAGGACGTTTTGCAGCCAAGCGCGGCCGCGTGGGTTTTTGTCATCAACCAATTCAAACGGGTATGCAAGACCGTGTCTAGCTACCATCTCGATTTGATCAGGCGCAGCCGGGTTAGGCGTGCGCTGATTGTATTTGGTTTCCTTCATACGCGCCAAAATTTCAAGATACTTGCGACGGATCATAGTCGGCTGACCGCGAACGACCGGCTGATTGGTACCATTGCAATTAAGAATGACGTGCGGGGACTGATTCTCGTCTGTAGACGAATGGACCAGAACGGTGACCAGTTCATTCATGAATGCTTCGCTTGATGCGAGCTCACGAAAGTCAACAACTTGCGAAACCGGGTCAACGGTAGGTGAGTCATCCAGAATCTCGATACCTTGTACTACGTCTTTTTTTGCCATTATTATTCTCCGTTTTTATGAAAAGATTGCTCGCCAAAAGAACAGGCCACCCGAAGGTGGCCTGTTAAAACCCTCAGAGGAGAGGATGGCAACTTACTGCGCGGTGCCCGGCATGAGAGCGACGTCGAGGTACGACGCCGTGTTACCCGTGCCAAGCAACGTGGTACCCGGTGTGAAGATGGCTGAGGTCGTGGTGACCTTGGCCAGACCAATCACGGTAGCGCCAAGAGCCGAAGCAGGTGGCACTGGGCATGGATCGCCAGCGTTAACGATAGGACCTTGGGTAACGTACACGTTACCGCCGGCATCAAGGAAAACACCGAACAAGCAAGCTTGGCCAATAGCCAGAGCAGTACCTGTCAAAGTGATAGCTGCGACAGCGGTCTTCGACTTGAAGATACCGTTGTTCAGATAGGTTACCGTGTTGACGGTTTTCAATTGTGATGCAGTGGTGCCAGCAGCGAGGCCGCCAGCGGTCAGGGCCATATAGCCACTGTTTGCTTGTTCAATATTATAGGACATGTTTAGTGCTCCTTAATTTAGGAAGTTGTATTCAAAGTGCCCATCGTGCTGGCATTTGCGACACCGGAAGTACCGGCACCGGTCGTGACGCCACCGTGGGTATGTGCATTTAGTGCGACCTTCAATGCGGTCAAGTCGGTCAGAATCGAAGCCAAGAGCTGTGCAAGTTCTTGTCTATCGATGCCGTCGGCTAACCGATTTACGCGGGAATTAATACTTTCAGCCATGATGTGTTCCTTTAAGTTAAGACGCCGGGACCGTAGCCCCGGCTATGCTTTAGAGGGCGGTCACACCAGCTTCGATGCGGGCCATGAAGGCGTCGTTCAGACGCACAGTCGCGAACCAAGTCGAAGCACCAACGTAGCCGAACTGGCCCAGTGGGTTGGCGTGGTTAGTCTGGGAAGCTTTCAGGACGACAGGCTTGATAGCCGACATGCCTTTCAGTGCAACTTGACCCCAAGCGTCTTCACCAATAATGATGAACGGATACACGTCAACAGCTGCAGCGCCGACAGACAGCATGCCGTTCAGCGTAGCGGAGCCAGCGCCAGCGAACGAACGCAGGAGTGGCGAGCTGATGAAGCGGAAGTCTTCGCATGCGCCGATTTCGCGGTCATGGATAGGCTTGAATGAACCGTACTCTTCAACGCGGGTGAAGCCCGGCAGGTTACGAATGTCAGACACTGCGTCGGTGTGAACAAACACAACGTATGCAGGCTGGACAGCACGGGTGCCGAAGTTCACGCCCGGTGCGAGACGCGAAGTCACGCGACGTGAACGGTTTGATTCCAGCGTACGAGCCGACTTACGAATCGAGTTCAGGCTGATTGCGGTGTTCACAGCGGAACGGCTGGAGCCGTTTGCGTAGATAACCGTCGAGCCAGCTTTCAGGACGCCGTAGCGAACCATCTCCATCACCTCAGCCAGCGTCTCGCCGGTCAGCTTGACCATCTCGCCGGGGATGTCATCCTCGTACAGCTGCTCGACTTTGCTCGAGTACTTGAACAGGATACCGTATTGCTGCAGTTGAACCGACACGTCTTGGAACGAGATCGTGTTGCTGTTAGGCGTAACGCCTTCAGCCAGCACGAAGTTCGAAGCGACGATGTCAGGAGTACCAACGTAGCGGTTAGAGCCTTCGATCACGGTGCCGACGGTGCTTGCACCGAATGGCAGCGTACGACGAAACACCAAGGTGTCGGTCGAGTTCTGTGGCATTTCGCGCTGGGTACCGAAGTCGCCCAGAACGGTGATTGGTTGTGCATGCTCGAGCATGCCTTGTGCTGCACGGATTAAGTTACGTGAGGCAACTGTGCCGTAATTTTGAATAGACATTGTTGTTTCCTTTTAAGATTAAGTTAAAACCCGCGCTGCGCTTTAGTCTTTTCGCGCTTTGCGGCTTCGTAGTTCCATAACTCATCCGGCGACATATCGTCCAAGGTTTTGGGCGGTCTTGTCTGGCCGGGTCGAGCGGTCGCTGCAACTGCCAGTCGTGCTCCACGCTCTTGTTTAATGTCTGAGGCAGAACGCTCTTTAGTTTTGCTATACATATCCAGCATCCTAATTGCGTCCTTGGCGGCCGAGCTATCGGCTAAAGCGCGAACATCAGGGTTTTGCACGCTGAACCATTGGGCAAACTCGGTTGTGTTAACCGTGTCTTTCCAGTCCTCGTACTTTCCTTCTATCCTTGCTTCTTCAAGAAGCCGTCCCATCTCAGCTTTGGTTTGTGCAACTTGTTGATGCACAAAAGCGGCGACTGCTTCTGGGTCGAGACCCGGTTGCTGTTGCACGCCACCCAATTTAGATGCGACGTATTCCTCCATCGCCCCAGCCCACTCAGGAAAATCTTCCTTGAGCGCGTCCCACTTCTCTGGGTTTTTAGCGGCACTAACGATCTGTCCTTGCGACGGCGCCT